TAGTACCTCTGGGGCGGTCGTTACCAAGGCAGGTGTAGAGGCACAATCTAAACCGTGTCCTGCGCCGGCAGTTGATCCAGAAACAGGTGCTGAAGCTACACCTCCATCCCCGCTCCCTCCGCCATCAGGCGGCGATCCTTATGAGCATGCGTGGTATTACGCAATGACCGTCGAGGTTGGACCTCATTGGATGACAGCGCCGCAATACTCACCAGGTGACCCAGACATTGATGCGGGACTTTTTGATACAGCGATACAGAAGAAAAAAGTTGGTTATAAACCAGGTCCAAATTTCCCAGGTGGAGAAACAAAATTTGGGGTAGCGCAAAACCCCAATAAAAGTAAAGTCAATGTGAAAACACTGACCTACGAACAAGCAAAGTCATTCGGTAAATCCGGGTATTGGAATTACGGACCTTCTACAAGCGAGACCAACTGTGCCTCAAAAGCACCGTTGATCGGCATTATGCTTTTTGATCTCAACTATTTGCATGGCCCTGGCAATGCGAAAAAGATCATGCAGAACTCTGGACAAAGCCAGGTTCTTCCTACGGCAACACACCAAGAGCAGCTTGCTGCTTGTGAAGCTATTACGGCAGCATCTTTAGAGTTCATCAGCGGTCTGAATCCTACCTATGTAAATGGGTGGGTCAATCGGGCTAACAAGCGACTTGCGTTCGTCAAGTCATTACCAGATCCACTATCATAAGGACCCAATGACACAGTCAATGACATACTGGGCAGCACGTGACTACATCAAAAATGGTGACATAGTTCACATTCATCGCCCAAAATCCGGTATCAACTTTCCAACTCTGGTTTATTCGTTCATTCAGTTTTTTACTGGGTCACCGATCTATCACAACGTCATTGCTATGTGGATGACATCTCCATCAGGCGAGAAACGTTTGATGTGTGTCGAAGCAAACATTCACGGTGGTAAACGGATTATCCCGTTGAGCAACTATTCGGATCATCGTCTTGAAGTTCAGCCGCTCCCAGAGCAATTTGAATTTGCTAAGATGGAAGGTCTGCTAATGACACGAGTTGGACAGCAGGCATATAGCCTCCTCGACTTTGTCAGCATTGGACTGCACGAGTTCTTCGGCATTCGCGCCAAAGACTTTATGGGTCAAGTGTGTAGCGAACTTTGCGCCGATGCCTGGATCGAAGCAGGTGTGCCGCTAAGAACTTCGCTGATTAGTCCTGGCAAATTGAAGGGTGACCTTCTCAAGCTTGGTATCGAAATCTCTATCGACACCAACATCTAATTATTCGTCGAGACAATGAATGGCAGCAAGATATTTTTCTTGCTGCTTTTCTGTTTCTGCGATCGCTTTCAGATGCGCTTCTAAATTTTTGAATGTGCCAACGAAGGTCACCAGAAAGTCTGATATTCCAGTAGGTCTAACAGACATCAGCAGATCTGCCTGTGACCCTTCTAAAAATATAGGTAGTCGTACTTCGGCAAGTGGAAACTTGATGGTTGCTGAATATGTGCTCATGACTCTCCAGAAGTGATTCGGTGAACTGCCTCAATGAGGGATGTGAAAGAGTATTGACAGTAGCATTCTTGCATAGGCACCCATTCATACTCATCAAAATTTTTCGCCTGGCACACTTGGACAACAACTGGATGTGACCAGCTAGCAAAGGCATCAGCTAGCATCCGCTTAACGGTGACACCAGACTTATTAGCGGTTACGCGATAGGTACGATCGAGATGACGGAATTCGTATGCTGTCTCAACAACGGTCAAACCTTCTTTCGACATATTTATCTCCTAAGTTGTGATGATTATATCACAAACCTAAAATTCGTAAATACTAGATCAAAATGAGGATAAAATAATGGGTAACGTTGTGCGCGTCGGCGATTCAGTTTCATGTGGCGATCATGCCGCTGATGGATCGCCTAACACCTTTGCCGGCGGGATGCCAATCACACATGCCGGCGTACCAGCGACTACCGGGCATGGATGTTTCCCACCATCGGTCTTTGTCGGACCTTGGACCTCAACGGTCTTTGTGAACAACAATCCTGTCGCATTGGTAGGAACATCTATCAACTCACATCGCTGCGGCACAAGTTCGCACGGTGGCGCTGCTAGCTCAAGCGCATCAACCGTTTCATTTGAACAATAATGCCAAACGGTTCCTCCCCAAAGTACAAGTACCGTCCGCCAGTAGTTCCAAAGACCGCACATCTTAGAACTTGCTCAAGTAGACGAGGGCGCCTCTGGGAAGGCGGAACATATTTCAGATCGCGTGACACCGGACTGCGAACAAACAACATTTCGATTGAGGTACTGGAGTCGGCACCAAATGTCGACGGATATTGCGTAGTTGTGAACGCAAACATCAAGAACACCGAAAATGTTGTTGGGAACGTCAACGTCGATCTTCTCGATCTAAACGGAACTTATCAAGACCTCTGGATCATCGATCAGCTTGACACTACACCACGAGTGCGATATTATAGCATTAGTTGCCAAATAAGGTTTTTGATTCAATCGAGTCTTCCATACACCTTGCCTGCTCCGACTGAACTTGGCAACTTTGCGTTCGATAAGTTGTTTACACATTCGGGTAAGCTCTCTGTAAAGATGTCGAAAAAGACCCCAGGATTTACGTCAGCAGATCGCATTTTCATTACTCCTCGTGTGCGAATCCACCCACTTTCGTTGATTACAAAAGACATCGGCACGGAACCGTCAACTCCTGAAATAGTCACTGGATGGGATATTGACGCTCTTAGATCTTCAATGAACGCAACTAATCCTTGGGTAGAGATGGTTGAACGAACGTTTAGTTCCCCGTCAACACCAGGAGGTCCGCCTGTTGAAAATCCTGATCCGGCTGATGTACAAGATGACGGAGGCGATTCAGACTTCCTGTCGCCGTTCTACACAACCAGATTGGCATCCGGCGATGGTCTGCCAGGCAATCCAAACTCCGAGAAGGCAGGACCTGAACGGTCGATTGTTCATTTGAACTACAGCGAATTACAGAACGGATCCCTTGGGGTTCACAATGTAGTGTACGAATGGGTCGGCGACAATGCCATTAGCGGTGCTTGGCAACCGTATTAATTCCAGCTTACGAAGTAAACCAATCAAGATATGTCCCGCCAAAACTATGTGGTTGATATATCCACATGTTGCCGTCATTCGCCTTCAACTTAACTGTGATCTTGATTTGCTCAAGTGATCCAACGAGGATCGGCGATACAGCAGAAATGAAGTGAGGACCGGCAGGGAATAGAACAAGAGTTCCACGCTGCGGCACTAGACTAAAGTCATATGCCGGAAATTCTAGTTTGCCGCCATACACTTCGAATCGTGGATCAAGCGGGATGCCGCCGTTGTAGTCCTTCAACCAAATGTATCCAACCAGATCAACGTCTTTTACCTTGACCCACTTCTTACGAAGGAACTTAGCGTTCTCGCATCCGTGAGTTTCACATGGGTTCTTTGGATCTTCAAAATACTGCGAGAATGTCGGTGGCTCCATGCCTACGACTGTAGCGTTGAATCGCTCTTCAATTGCCGAAACTTGTGATTGAACCAGACCCTTAAACATTTGAGCATATTCGGCATCTCGCAGAATGCGCTCATTTTTAAGAACACGACCTACTTCATCAGTGGTCGGTTCGTGAATACCAAGGTCGCTAATTAACCTTTCACAAACCGCTGGTGAAATAAAATGCTCAACTGTCAGAAATGGCGAATGAATTTTTGAGGTCATTTAGTCTTGAACATGTCTGCTAGATCAGCACCAACTAGCAAGAACGACTTGTTAGTAGCGCTCTGGCGAATCTCGAGTTCGAGAGAAGTCCGGTGCTTTTCGTGTTCAACAATCAGACGCTGTGACGGCGTAGCTGGATTTGCAGGATAGAAAGAATATGTTCCTTCTACCAAGGTGTAAGTTGTCTTAGCACCACCAGCAACAGTCGTTGCGAACAGAACGCTTGTAGCATCCTTACCTTCGAACGCCTCAATAACTTCACCGTCGATTGAAACTGTGCCAAGCGATTTCAACACTTCGGCAACTGGTTCTTCTTCAGCTGGCGCAGGTTTGTTTGCGTCTTCTGGAGGAGTTTCTTCAGTCGGCGCTGGTTTCTCTTCTTTTGGTTTCTCTTCTTTTTCCGGTTTTTCGTCATCGCCTACCATGCCGATAACCATATGAAGAAGGTTTTCAGCTGTTGGTTCAACAACCTTGAATTCTACACCAGCAGCTTCAAGAGCGGCAGATGCTGCTTCGGCATCTGCGCCGCCTGCGAGGATTACGATTTTTGCCATGATGATTACTCCAGTCCGGCAAGTTGACGAGCGCGTTTTGCGCTCTCATTAACTTGAGGTTTCTTAGTTTCAACTTCCTTCTTTGCCTCAACGATTGAGACTGGGGAAGTGTTCATTGCGTCAGACGCGATTTTTGATTTGTCAATGCCAATGCGCTTTACTACCTGATAGGTCTTGCATGAACCGTCTTCGCATGTTACACCGACTGAGAACACCACGTCGAAACACGCGATGCCGTCTCCCTCTTGCCCGTATGATACAGGCGAAATATTATTAGCGAACACCGAAACCATGCGACTATCGACAGCAGTCGCTGGATCGCCAATGACGACGGACGTTTCTGGTGCCGATGGTGATGACATTACAGCTGCCGCCTGATCCGCATATGATGGATCCATTGCGTAGTCGTCGCCAATTGAAGTCGATGGGGTTTGTGTGATCGGAAGGTTCAAAGAGAACTCATCAAGTTGTGTTGTCATAAATTTCTCCAATATCTCATTAACTTCTATTTATCAGGTTCGACCAGAACGTCCCAACTCTGCTTTTGAGTTCGTCCATATAGTCGTCAAGTTTGACATTGAATTCCATCGGAAACCCAGTTTGAGCGACCATCAGAATCACACCGTCGCGAATGTTTGTTCCAAACATTTCGTTATGGGCACAGGCGTAAAATGCTAGTTGTATCTTGTAGTCGCCAATGTCTTTATGACCCTTGACACGTCCAGCAGTTTTGAAGTCGACAATAACCGGAATGCCTTTGTATTTTCCAACAAGGTCGCATCGACCTGCTACTTCAAGACTTGGCGAATATAGCGCACACTCTTGACCCCACACCTCGTCGATCTTATCCAACTTCAATTTGAGAGCATTGAATGCCGCAAGATCTGGTTGAGGAACGGCAGCACCGTTGATTGGTGCCTGAACATTCTGCTTCTTCAAATAGCGTTCTGCTAGCAAGTGAACATTAGTTCCGTGATCAGTTGCCTTCTTTGATGCGGCATCTGCCTTAACTGCTCCAAGAGAATTACGCCATCCAGCAAGAGCAGCTTTCGCCTCCTCCGGTTGTGTGCCAGCGAGCACCGTCGTAATTGACGGATAGAATGAACCATTAGGGATCGCGTAAAAACGCATCCCATCGTGATTCTCGGTTTGTAATTCTGGGTAGTTGAACTTGTCCACTAATTATTTTATTCGCTTGTTCATTCGGACAAGACGCTGACTCGTTGCTTTACGACGTGTGCGCTTACCTTTGAGAACGCGAATAACTTTTTTCTTGCGAGAAGCAATCTTCAACTTCATGCGAGTTGACGCTTTCTTCCGCGGTTTGAAGGCACCAGCAGGAGATGAAACAACACGACCTTTTCTGAACCCGGAAGTGACGCGAAAACCACGTTTGATTTTCTTTCCAGACCGGCGAAATGCGCGCTTGATTCCTTCTTCAACAGTATCGCTGAGTTCATCGAACTCATCAGATCCTATTTTAACATCATCGCTGAGTTCATCGAACTCTGAATCAGGTTCATCGAGGTTTTCCTCGTACTGTTCAATGCCCATTTCCTCGAGTGTGTCAAGGTCCAGAATCAATCCATTTGGGAACTGGGCATTATCGATAGGGGTGAGAACAATTCCATCTTCATAAGGCGATACCATAACGATCTCGCCAGAATGATCCTTAACCTCGCCAACTTCATCATCTTCGGCATAGTCGAATAGACGATTCAGATTGTCGAGATCGAGTCGAATAGAGAAGTCATCGCAGCTAAGCATGATGCCAAGATTGGCAAGATGCCCGACATTCCAACCGCCATGTGGAGCGGTTGGCTGTCCTTCAGTGACTTCGCGAAGTAATCGCATTACTCAACAGCGCGCAAGAATGCTGCCATACCGCGCTTTACCTTTGGATCGCGGCAAGCTGCTTTGATTGAACGGGAGAAGCTTGAATCGTTAACAACACGAACAACCGTCTCATCAGTCACGTCAACGCCGAGTGCCATCATGATCGCACGAGCAGATGCCAATACATCTTTCAGGTTTGTTGGAGCAGCTTCGCCATCAGCTTCTTTTGCTTCCTTGATTTTGATTGCAGCAACTTCAAAAGGGCTCTTCTTTGTACCAACAACGCCGTCGCCGAGCTTGATACTTGCCAAACGACCGTAAGTCACGAACGCTGCACGAACGTCAGCATCAGCACGCAACTTGGCAACCATACGCTTCAAACCGGCTTTAACGCCTGCCTTTGCTTCGCCGGAAACCATTTCTTCTGGGATGCCGAGAGTAACAAGAACTTCTTCAACGAACTGTTGAAATGCGTTACCTTCGAGTTCTTCTTCAGGAGAAGCTTTACCTTCTGTGATTGGCGTGACGCCGTGGAATTGCGACAGAGCGCTGTGAATGGACAAGAACGCGCGAACACGAGCTGCCTTAGTACGAAGCGATTGTGCTGCTTCAAGAACGCCTTCACGAACATCTGGTTTGTTCAGATACATACCGCCGATGCCGACCATTGCGGCAACTTCTGCGATCTTATCTGCGAGGTTGGTTTCGCCGCCAATGTCGCGCATCGCGCGCTTCATAGCTTCGACTGAACGATCAAACTCGAAACCTTTCTTTTTATCTTTCTTGGTAGCTTCTGTGAGAACGCGGGATAGGAATTGTGAACCGATTGACATAGTGTCTCCTTATTGTTTCGTAGTTATTTATTCGACTTCTTATTTGAGTTCGTCGTATTCACCGACGACTTCCATTGGATCTTCTTCAAAGTCGTCCAAGGCATCAAAGTCATCGTCGCCGCCAAGATCGAGCTCATCACTACCCTCGACATCATCGACTTTCTGTTTTGGCCAAACGACGTCAACGATGTCGAACTCAAGAGCCAACTTATTGATCGCTTCTTCGATGTCATCTTCGACACCAAGAAGTTTCTTCATTGCTTCTTCGAACTTGTCAGCTTGCTCGGCATTGACATAGACCTTTACAATATCGCCGTCATCTGTCTCAAGTCCAAAAGGTACTGTGTCAACTTCATCATTCAGTTCGGCAGCGCGCTCAAGGTAATCTGCAACATCGGAACCAGTAACTTGTCCATCGCTGTTGATAGTATTTCGCATCAGCGAAAACCCAATATCGTCCGCCTTCACCTTGTTTGTGACGTCGGTCTTACCAGCGTCTGATGAATCGCTCTTCTTGAGATCGAGTGTTTTGGTCGATTGACCAGAGAATTCTTTGAGGAGACTCATTCTGCTTCCTTTTGCGGGCGTTTGAATTTTACGAACTTGATGTCCGGATTTCGCTTGCGGCGAATAATTTGAGCATGACGACCGATACCAGTTGGCACGCTCTCGATGTTTGCTGATGTTGTAGCATTAGACAAAGCTGTTGAATCTACTGGCGTGCCAGTTGCGATCTCACCGTCTTCACCGAGAAGTTTCTGACCCTTAGTAAGGACTAACGGTGTCTCGACATCGCCGCCGAGCAAGCTGTTCTGAATCACCTTCACTCGAGTGAGCAGCGGTGATGTTGGTACAAATTGCTGCGCGTAGAAATATAGTTTTGGCAAGTACTTCACCTTCTCGTCAAATGACAACGTGTCATAGTTAAATCCAGAAGTGAGCAGTTTGTTGATTCTATCGGTGCTCATGCCAGCGGCATGTTGATTTAACCACTTCATTGTCTTGAAGTGATCGGTCCAATCAATAGGAACATCACGCCCAAATGACAAATCCATATGGAGGAACTTTACCCATTGCGGAGGAACTTTGCGGGTGACCTTGTAGATCTCTGACGCAGTCTTCTTGCCAATCAGCTTCGCAACTGCTGGAGAACTTGCGTGCCATACTGGATAACCCCAGAAATTGAGAGCACTCATTTCAGGCGTCCACGAAGACATACGATAATGTGCCTTGTCTCGAACAAGGCGAATACCGCGAGTATCGTCTGCTTTATAAATCAGCACGGTCATCAAGACTGTCGCCGTGTAGATGTTCAAAAGAGTCCACGCATCAGGGACCGCAGAGTATCGTGCCTTGTCTGTATAGTTTCGCTTTTCAAGCAGTAGCGATCCGGTGTCTTCGAACTGTTCTTCAACTACCTCACCGTCGGCGTGAACTGACTTTGCTGCCCGCCCATAGAGAACGCTGATGAGCTGATCAAACGCTTTTGCTTCTTTGGTCTTCTGAAGTAGCTCAACTAGATTTCGCTTAGTCTCAGCAAAGGTCATCAACGTGCGCTTAACCACTTCAGGGCTAAGTCCTAGAGTTTTTCCAGACTTGAGTTTCAAACGATAAGCGCTCTTCTCGTCGTCTTTGTGCTTCTTGAAATTTGCTAACAACTCGCCAAGTTCATCAAGAGTGGATGCGATCACGGCGTCGATCTTACGCTTTGTGCCGTTGAAGTCTTCAGATCCATCAAGCGTCTTTGCGACATTTCTCAATGTCATTGTAGGATTATCGCCCTTTGAAGCAGCGAAGATCTTCTTTGCTTCGCGCGACAATGCTAACTCGGCATTTCCAAGAAGATCGGCAATTCGAATCTTCATATTCCCAATGACACCGCCACGTGCCTCTAACGGAGCATCAGCGTCAATTGTTCTGATTGGACCAGCAATCTGATTGCGGACTGCGAAGTTGAATTGGTTGATCGTTGAAAAACTATCCTTATCGACCAGCTTGATCATTTCGCCGGTTGTTGGATCCTTCAGTACAACACCCTCAACGCCGTTGTCCTCGTCATTTGACAAGTCAGCAGCACCTAAAGCTGGTTTGACTTGTGAGACAAACTTAGTGAGGAGTTCGTTTTTGATAGTGACTTTGTATTTCGACTTGACTTCAGCGATGACACGTTCTTTGACTTCCTTCGCTTCGGCGCGCTTGTCCTTTGGAATAGAACCAAGAGACATAGTCATAAGGTCGAAGTTCGAATAGCTTTCGATGCCTGACTTTGAGTCAAGATACGATTCGAGTGCCGAGAGTTCTTTTTCAAGATCGATCGATTGAATCAATTCTGGTTTGATCTTTTGGACGCCTACAAATCTGAATGTTTGTGACATTGCTTTGCGATCAAGATTCTCTCCATCTGGAGTATCGACAACAACAGTCTTAACCGTTACTTCTTGATTCTGAAGCAGACCAGCTAGTTGATCAGCTTTTACATCGCTTGTGCCTTCGACACCCTGAAGGACGGCGATAAAGTTCTTGCCGTCTAGTCCATATGACACAGCATTCGGTTGACGACCGTAAAGAACTTCAATTTCGATTGTGTCGCCAGGTGAAAGAACAGATTTGATGTCACGCTCTTTTTCCATGAGCGCCGCTTGAACGCCACGGAAACCATTATATGCGGCGAAGTATGGATAGTCTTGCTCAGAGTAGAAGCGTTCTGCCATCACATTCTTGCCTGCTCGCGATGTGAAGATTTTGCCTTCATCGTCAATGCCAAACCAAAGGTTGGCACCATCCAGCTTTTCAGTCGCCTGCATAGTACCAATTCGGCGCACCGCCGCAATAAAAGATCGTACGTCAAGATCTTCTAGGTGTTTGATGGATTCGTTCAGGATTGCCATTAGCGATTTGAGATTTTAGTAATCTATTTATGCCCCGAAGGACCTGAGACAGGTCCTTCGTAATCATACATTTCTGTGTGAATTATTCTGCTGCTGGAACTTCTTCAGCTGGAGCTGCTTTTTCAGCGAGTTCCTTCTTAACTGCTTCACCAATCTGAGCGCCGATGGACTGAAGTGCTGCTTGTGATTTCAGAACAGCGATTTGTTCTTTCTGAAGATCAGCACTGATGCTGTTGTAGATACCAACAGCATTCTGAACGCCGACGCTGAAGTCAGCAACATTGTGAGTTACACCATCGAGGGTGAGTGTGCGAGCTTGTTCTGTCATTTTGAAATCTCTCCTATAGGTTTGAATAATGGTGTTTCGAAACACTGACGATATTTATCGTTTAGAAATTGTCGAACTTTAAGGTTCAGCTTTTATCACCTGCCAACTGACTGAGTGTCATCTTTGCCGATCCAGGAACTACGGAAGACATTTGAAGACCTGGACGCTCTTTCTTTTTCAATGCCAGCTCTGGAGCAGAACCATCTGTGATTCGCAGCGTTTCTTTATTCCAGCGCATCAGGCAAGTCTTGTTTGCCGCATCAGAGTTTCGTGCCTTAGGGAACTCGAATCGATACTCACCTGCCTCATGCATAGCATCGGTCTTCACCGTTGCGATCATCAAGTCGGAAGTATTGGTTTTGGATGATCCACCTTGAACGTCGCCTTGATGCATCTTTCGACCGTCGTTAATCGCTTCAGTCGCGTGCTTACCGAGCTGTGAACCGCTGACCATAACCGCGTCGTAATCGAATCCAATACCACGAACTTCTTCGGAGACGTACTGATCCTTCAAGAACATATTGCTCGCATCAACCTTGCGCGCCGACTGCATAATGTCGAGGTAATCTACAACGATCCAATCAGGACGGAATGCCTTTGATGATTCGAGTTCGTTCAGATACGCACTAATGTGATTGGCATTGGTCACGCCTTCTCGCATTCGCTTGATGAACAGTCGAGCACCTGTTCGCTCGCCAAACAATTCAATCTCATGAGCAACTTTTGTTTTGTTCATTGGGATCATGCCGGCAGCGATTCGAGCAATCATCTGGTCAGTTCGCATCGCGACCTTGGTGTCTCGCATTTCGATCGAGATGATAACGCCATTCAAACCCTGCTCCATGAAGTTGTACCCGAGGTTCAACATCGAAACAGACTTACCGCCGCCAGACGGAGCAAGGAAGGTAATCAATTCTTGGCGTCCAACACCACCGCCAATCAGCGCATCGACATCTTTCCATCCAGTGCTGATCAACTTGTCGGTTGTCTCCAAACGTTCGAGACGCGCTAGCGGATCAACGAAGTATTCGATGCCGAGATCATCAAGCAATCCGATTTGAGCTGCCGCCTTGAATTGCTCGATCATTCCACCGTAGTCGCGCTTCTCCAGAAAATTAGGACCTTTTCGCAGGACCTGAATCATCGCTGCTGTCTGACAAAACCCTGCGATCTGCTCCGCCAGGTACTGAACGTCCTGACGTTGAATCTGAAAAATCTCTGGAGTGTTCTTTGTTGCTGCCTGAAAAATCTGCGGCGCTGGAACAGCACGATTCTCAGCAAAATATTCTTTCAAGAACTTCACAGACCCCTGCATACCAGGATCAAAATATTCTGGTTGAAGAATTGGGTTGACTCGAGCAAATAGCTCTGGGCACGAGAGCATTGAGTTGATGAACAACCTCTGAGAGTCAGAATCAAAAAGAACAGGTGTTGACATAAACAGATTTGAACTTTGAAGGAATAGTAATGCAAATCCCTTTTACCTATTTGATAGGTTGGTCTTCACACAACATTTGGTATTACGGTGTTAGGTATGCAAAAAATGCTACACCTAATTCTTTGTGGACAACATATTTTACTTCTTCTAAACTGGTCAAAGAATTGAAAAATAGGATAGGCGACCCAGATGTTATCCAAATTCGAAAAACTTTTAATAGTCGAGAGAAAGCTGTTTTATGGGAATCAAAAGTTTTGCGAAGACTTAAACTTTGTGAGCGGGATGATTTTTTGAACAAGGCACGATCAACACCTATAAAATTCGCATTAGCTGGATCTAAACATTGGGTTGGGAGAAAACACTCTGAAGAAACAAAAGCTAAAATGCGAGCTGCTCGTGCCTCACACGTATTTTGATTTGCGGAGCTTCGCTTCGAGCAATGCCATGTCGGTATTGATCTGCGCCGCCAGCGGTTTTGATTTTGTTGTTGCGTTCTTGATCAGACTGTAAATTGTATAGAGCTTTCCAAACTTCTGGAGACTGTCATTTATGTCAGCTGCCCTGTTGTCGACCCAAGTGATCTCCCAACCTTGCTTCAGAACTTCGTCCCGTAGCGCCCCGCCATTGCTGTCCAGATCCATCACGAAGATAATTCGGCGACGCGTCTTATGAAGAATTTCAATCTTTGCCGCATTCAAACTCGATCCGAGAATACAAATGCCGTTCACAGTCTCAGCGTCAAAGGCACCTTCGGTCACAAACAGCGGGGCATCGCTGTACTCGAATAGATTGTCGTATCCATAAAGGATCGCATCCTTAGAAGCAGAACAGTTTTTGTATCGTGGTTTTGCTGCCTTGTCGATTGCTCGACTCTGCCAGTAGATCAACTTCCCATTACGCCAGAACGGAATGATTACACGCCGCAGGTGGGCGGGATCCAAACTGAAGTAGAACTTTAAAGGATCCATCCCTCGCGATAGCAGGTACGTAATAAGGGGTTCCTGGATACCATCGTGACCGGCGGACCCTAGTTGAAGTGTCCTATCCGGGAAGGCAATCTCTGGAGTATTCAGATTTACTCGATGAAGCGCCTCGAGTGTAATCTCTTTGTCGGTCTTTTCTGCCTTGTTGAAAAACAAGGTGGCAGCGATCGCCTGAAGTTCGTCGTCTGATATGCCATTGGCACGACACAACTCTTTCATCCAGCGATTAAACTTGCCAGTGCCCTCTTCGTATGAGGCAATAAAACCGCAGTTGTAGCAATGAAAGAATACTTGGTCTGGTTCGATCTTCCAACCGGCACGAGGACTGTGATCATTACAAACGGCGCACCGTTGCTCGTAAAATCCGGCGCCCGTCAATCGACCTAAACTAACACGATCGCGAATTAAATCACCAAGATAAGACTGAGTTTGTAGCATTCTGACATTATATTTCAGAATGCTGACCTCGGTGTCCTACACTTCGGTTAGATCTTCTGTCCCTTTTTGAATGCTGCTAATTTTGCTTCAGCACCAATCGCGTAGTGATAGTCGTTGCCAACATCCTTGACACCGCCTGGACCACGGTTATAGGCGTTGACCAATTCGCGTCCAGAGAATCCGTATTGCTTTTGAAGAATGAGCAAATACTTTGAAGCAACTTCAATGTTGAACTTGTCATTCAGAATCAGGTTCGCCTTGATTTCATCATCTGTCTTTGTGCTGATGTTGTACTTTGAAAACAGATTTGGAAACTTGTTCAGCACATCCTTCGCTGCTGCGAGTTTGATCTGCATAGGACCAAAGTATGCCTCAGGTCCTGGATTGGCGACGCGAAAGGTCTTCATTCCGCCGGCACGAGATTCTTGAAGAAGAATCGATTGAACTAGTTCTGGGTTCTTGTGGCCATCGGCTTTGGCGATGTTGTAAGCGCTGGTCAGCAACTTACCTTGTTCTGGTGTGATGTTTGACGGGAGCAATGTTGCTGCTTGTCCGCCGATCTTTCCGTCTTGAGGCTTTTCAGCGATGACTGCTGTAGCGATGCCTGCTGGCATCATTGAGAATAGTCCGGCAGCGCCGAACAACGCTGTCATTGTGAGCAGCGTAAGGGAAGCAATAACTTTTTTCATAGAATCTCACTTTTGGTTAGTGGGCAAGGTACTCAATCGCCTACCTTAAAAAACTTGTAGACCCCAGTTGTGCTTCGAATGATTTACATCATCCACAAGGTTACCATTCTTGTAACAGCACTCAGAGAATTCGACAAATTGCGAATGTCACGAAACCATTATACTACGGTTTTCAAAAGGTAGTATAACAGAATACAGGAAACGAAAAATGGGACCGAAGCCCCATTTTTTCTAGGATAAAGATGTGCTTATCGAAATGCTGACGGCGCTTCGCTAGCAATGACACCACCGCGTGGGTCAGAGAACTCTGCGCCAATTTGACGTTCAGCACCGTAAACTTCAACGGATGCGAGACCACCACCAAGAACAGCACCACGTGGGCGCTTAACCTTAACGTAGTTCATGTGGAAGAAGTCAAGCGGATTCACGCCGTTGTTCAACTTACCTTGGGACAGGAGTTCCCACAAAGGATATTTATCAGCGTGAACGCTAACGAGGAACTTCTTCAGACGACCTTTGTCGATCTGGTGAAGACGATCAATTTCGATACCGTACACTGTCCCGTCACGTGGATCTTCCATGACAACGGCGACTTCCTTAAAGAGACCGTCGTCGTTCCAGTCTATGAGGTAAACATGTCGAAGGTCAGTAGGACGCTTTTCGATTGTGGTGACTTGTGGTGCTGTTGCCATAGTTAACTCCTAGTAGTTGATGTTGATGCAAGAGTCATCCTGCATATATCTGTATTTTCGGTCTCCTGCATCCTTCTACAATCGATAAATAACGTATGGAACAAACATTGAACGCTATGATCTTTCAAGACAACAAATACACTAAGACCTACTTGGCGCTGGTCGAGAAGCGGCGCGCATCGCCACTTTCAAAGGCGGATGATTATGCTGAGAGTCACCACGTGATCCCGAAATCGCTTGGCGGTTCAAACAGAAAAGACAACCTTGTTTTGTTCACGCCGCGCGAGCACTTTGTGGCGCACTTGCTCCTTACTAAGATGACGGTTGGCGACGCTAAACGAAAGATGAACTTCGCGTTCTACTCAATGCGTCGTGGCACAAAGACAATGCCGCGCTATACTCCGAACAGTCACCTGTTTGCGATCTTCGCCAAGAACATCAAGCGCGAGTTTACTGCTGAGACACGAGCAAAAATGTCGGCAGCACAAAAGGCACGACCGCCAATGACGGAGCAAACACGCCAACGTTTATCTGAGGGAGGTAAGGCATCATACACGAATAATCCTGCGTTGAGAGAACTTCGAAGCAGTATGCAGAAAGACAGATTTTTTCCTGATGAGCACAAGAAGAAACTCTCTGAAAGCGCCGTTTCAAGATGGTCTAAGGGCGTGCCTGAAAGTCATCGCGAAGCAGCGAGACAACGTCGCGGGTCAAAGAGCGGACGATCTAAACTCTGGTCAATCTTGTCGCCCGATAACAAATGCTACCTCACTGAGGCAGCAGGTGATTTTTGTTTAGAGCACGGGATTAGTTATTTCGCGTTGCGAAATAAAGCAGTCACTAAGGACTCGTCGCCAGTCAGACGCGGCGATACTAAGGGTTGGTCGGTGTTGTTCTGTAAGAGCAAACCGTCTTAAACCTCGTGAATCTCTGATTCATATCGTGTGATGAATTCAAGTTCGTCACGTGGATTTTTGAAGTAGAAGAAGTCCCACGGGAAATCTTCTGATGAACTGACATACGATGTGCTGCCTTGCAACCATTTGTAGAGTTCTTTGTAGCGCGGTCCCGACGTCATTCGGCAACCGTAGCGAATTGATCCATCCTCTTTTATGAAGATGGTCAACCACAGTTTATCTTCTGTCTGATCCATTAGAACACCAGAGATGTGCGACGCTTTGCTTCCGCTTTGATCGCTTTGGTTTCTTCTTTCAGCGGCGAGTTAATGCCTGTGCTGGAGAGCAACGGAATGAACTGAGTGATTTCTTCGCTGATGCGCTTCAATCCAAATTTGCCGCAGAACTTTTGAAAGTGGAACATGCTGAATGTGCCGTGATGAAGAACAGCATGGTCAACAGTCTCAGACATTAGTTGCTTGATGTCGTCAGGTTGTCCATCAACCAGATTCATCAAAATCTGATTCTCTTCATAGAGGTCACCGACACGGAATACGATTTCTTCGCCAGTACTTGGATCATTGAACTTCCAAGTTTCGTTCATCAGATTCGAGTGTTCGTATGTGTCACCCTTCATCATCGCGTCAAACGATTTTTTGAGGCGAGTAGCACGGACCTTTGGATATGCTGGAAGAACATTGTCGCCACTATCGCCGCGGAATGCTTTTTCGTACATGAAGTAGAACGGATCAACCTTCTCGCCTGTCTTTGAATCGAAGGCGCGACTTGTAAACTTACCGTCTGGTCGAACGAGTTGAACGTTCGGAAGTTGAAGCAGCGTTGTGAAGTCCTTGTCGTCAGAAAGGATCGTCACTTCATCGCCGATTGCTGAATATTTGATTGTGTATCCGGCGATGTTGTCATCGCCTTCAAGAAGAGGATTTCCAAGGCAGACCAGCGAGGTGTGGTTGCGAGCGAGATCTTCGAAGGC